CCGAGGTCCGCACCTACCTGCGGCTGCAGGCCAACGCCGCCGACGACGCGGTGATCACGACGGCGTTGGCCGCCGCCATCGACTACGGCAACCGCCGCCTCAACTACAAATATCCGATCCCGCCGTACGACAACGGGCTGCTCCCAGACGTCGTCCATCAGGCCTGTGTGCAACACGCCGCCCGGCTGTACAAACGGCGCGACTCGATCGACGGCACCCTCGGGTTCGGTGAGCAGGGGGTGATCCGGGTCGGCCGGTTCGACGCCGACATCTCCGCCGCCTACGACTCGGTCGGCCCGCTGGTGTTCGGATGAGCTGGGACCGCACCAAGGTGGCCCAGGCGTTGGCCAACGTGTTGGACGGCGGCGACGTCACCGTGTTCCCGTCGCCGCCGTACACGTTGAACCCGCCCGCCTATGTGGTCGGCCTGCCCACCCAGGTCACCTACGACACCGCCGCGTTCGGTGTCGACGAAGCCGACCTGCCGATCATCTGCATCGCCGCCGACGGCGACTTCGACACCGTCGACGTCCTCAAAGCCGCCGCCATCGCCGCCGTGTCGGCGGATCGCAACCTGGGTGGGACGGTCGCCGTCGCCGTCCCCGCCGAGGAGACGAACTGGCGGCGTCTCACCGTCGGCGGCGCCCAGATGACCGCCTGTGACCTGACCATCCGCATCCGCATGTAAAGGACCCGACCATGTCGAACGCTGTCAAGGACGCCCCACCCGAAGTCATGTTGACCGCAGCCGGGGATCCGACCCCGCCGGCCACCAACCCGCTCATCTTGAACGACGGCTACTTCGAGCTGTCCGGCGTCAACCTGCGCTGCAACGTCAAGCACCTCGAATGTGCGTTCCCGGAGAACAAGCTGGTCACGATCACCACCCTGTGCAACGAGGTCGACTATCCGGGGGTGACGAAATGGCACCTGCGGGTCACGTTCGCCCAGGACTTCACCCCCGGCTCCGTGTACGCCACCCTGTCGGCGGCGATCCTCGCCTACCAGACGGCTGGGACCCCGGTGGCGTGGAAGGCGAGGCCGCACGCCTCGCTCGTCGCCTCGGCGAACAACCCGATCATCTCCGGGCTGGCGATCCCCCAGCCGATCATGCAGATGGGCGGCGACGCCGGCGCGAGCTCCGAGGTGCAGATCGACTGGAACCTGACCGGCCCGCCGACCGTGGACATGGGCGCCGTCGTCGCCACCTCCGCCGTGGCCGGGGCGCCCGGCTACTTCCTGCCGACCGGGGCGACGACCCCGGCCAACCTGGCCGCCCTCACGGGCCTGACGGCAAGCCCGACCACGGCGTGGGCGGTCGGCCAGTTCGTGATCACCGCCGACCTCCTCGCCGCCCACTGGTCATCGTCGGCGTGGGTGGCAGGCAAGGCCTGATGGCCACCGATCCGCAGGTCGCCGTCGTCGGGCTACGAGCGTTGAACCGGGATCTGAACCGGGCGCTCGACGACCGGGGGCCGATCAGCAAGGCGATGTCACAGGCCGGCCGCACCGCCGCCGAACCGGTCGCCGCCGCCGTCCGCGGCGCCCTGCCCCACGTGTCGGGGACGCTGGCCGGTGATGTGCGGGTCAACGCCACCCGGACCGGGGCGACGGTGCGGATGGGCCGCAAAACGGTGCCATACGCCGGGTGGATCGACTTCGGCGGCACCCGCCACTCGCCGCATGAGTCGACCCGTGACTTCGTGCGCACCGGCCGCTACCTGTTCCCGGCCGCCGCCGGGCTCGCCCCGAAAGTGGCCGGCCTGTACTCCGCCGCGTTGACGGAGGCGTTCGACACGTTCCCGTGGGAGAACACCACTTCGAACGGCGAGTCGGTTCATGATTGACAACGGCGCCCTTCCCGACGTCGTCGCGGTGACCCAGTCGTTTGCCAACCGGATGCCGACGCAGCGGATCATTGACGCCGTCGAACACGCCGAGGGCGGCGAGTTCGGCGACATCATCCAGCATCAGCCGTTCCGTGTCGTCGCGTTCCGGGCGCTGCTGCGTGACAACCCGGCCCGTGACATCACGTCGCTGTGGATGCACTCCTATGACGTCGAGGTCGAGATCGTCGAGGCAAACCCTACGAGCGGCGTCTCGCCGACGCCCGTGCAGCCTTCCGCCGGTTCTGGTCTGTCGACCCTGACGACGTAGGCGACGAGGACTTCGCCGCCATGGTCCGCCTGATGGAAACCGAAGCCCGGGCGATCAGCCGCGCCAACCGGGGGTCGTAGGCGATGGCCGGCCCGTCCGTCGCCGTCCGGGTGCTCGGCGACCTGACCGGTTTCCAGAAGTCGATGGCCGACACGGCGACGAAGGGGTCCGGTGTCGCGGCGTCGTTGAAGGGGGCGTTCACCGGGGCGCTCGGCGTGCTCAACCGGACCGGGGTGCTCGGCCCGTTCAGTGAAGCGCTGGGCGGGATCAGTGAGGCGATCTCCGGCATCGTCGAACATGCGAAGGGGATCGGCCCGGCCCTGACCGGGGCCGGCGGCGCGATCGCCGGGATCGGGTTGGGGTTCTCGGCGATCGGGTCGAAGGATCAGGCCGCCCACAAACAGTTGCAGGACGCGATCCAGGCGACCGGGAAGGATTACGAACAGTTCGGCGGCCAGATCGAGGAGGCGGTCAAACACCAGGAGCACTACGGCCGCACCGCGAACCAGACGCAGGATGCGTTGCGGATCCTGACCCAGGCCACCGGCGACCCGGCGAAGGCGTTGAAGTATCTGGGTGAGACGTCCGACCTGGCCGCCGCCAAACACATCTCACTCGAGGATGCGGCGACGAAGCTGGGCAAGGCGTACAACGGCAACACCCGCATCCTGAAAGAGTTCGGGATCAACGTCGCGTCGTCGGCGAAGGCGCAGCAGGCGTTGGAGAAGGACACCAAGGCGGTGACCGTCGCCGGGGATGCCCACGCCAAGGCGATCCAACATCTGAAGGATCTGCACGAGGAGTACGCCGGCAAGACGAAGCTGACCGTCGCCCAGCAGATCGCCCTGCGGGACGCCCAGCAGAAGGTGACCGACACCGGCAAGACGTTGCACGACGACCAGTTGAAGCTGCGCGACGCCCAGAAGCAGGCGGGCGACGCGGCCGGCAAGCACGGCGACGCCCTCGGCCTGCTCGGCGACAAGATCAAAGGGCAGGCCGACGCCCAGGCGCAGACCTTCACCGGCCACCTCGGGGCGATGAAAGCCCACTTCGAGGACATGGCCGCCAGCCTCGGGGCGAAGTACGGGCCGGCGATCACCGCCGTCGGCACCGGCATCGCCGGGCTCGGCATCATCTTCCAGGCCGCCCCGGCGGCGATGGGGCTGGTGTCGGCGGCGTGGGATGTGATGACCGGCTCAGAGTTGGCCGCCCTCGCCCCGTACCTCCTCATCGCGGCGGCTGCCGCCGCCGTCGGGGTCGCCATCTACGAGCTGGTGAAGCACTGGTCGACGGTGTGGGCGGCGATGAAGGCGGCGGTGCAGGTGGTGTGGCAGTGGATCAAGGACAACTGGCCGCTGCTGCTCACCATCATCCTGGGTCCGATCGGGTTGGCCGCCGCCCAGTTGATCAAACACTGGCAGCGGATCAAGGACGACGCCGCCGCCGTCTGGAAGTGGATTGTGCAGGGCTGGAACAGTCTGGTGACGTTCTTCTCCGGGATCCCGGCGCGGATCATGGCGTATCTCACGTCGCTGTGGAACCAGGCGAAGTCGGCCGCCGAAACGGTGTGGAAGTGGGTGGTGCAAGGCTGGAACACCCTCGTCACGTTCTTCTCCGGGATCCCGGCCCGCATCCTCGCCTTCCTCGACGGTCTGTGGCGCGACGAGAAGAACGGCGCCGAAACGGTGTGGAAGTGGGTGGTGCAAGGCTGGAACAGCCTGGTCGACTTCTTCTCCGGGATCCCGAAACGGGTGTCCGGCTACATCTCCGGGATGTGGGACGACATCAAGCAGGGCGCCACCGACGTCTCCACCTGGGTGAGTGACAAATGGGACGACATCGTCGGCACCATCCAGGGCCTGCCCGGACGGATCGCCCGGGCCGCCGCCGGCATGTTCAACGGCATCTGGGACGCCTTCAAAGGGGCGATCAACAGCGTCATCAACGGCTGGAACGGGCTGCACTTCCACATCGGCGGCGGCACCTTCCTGGGCATCAAGGTCCCGTCGTTCGACCTCGGTGTGCCACACATCCCGACGCTCGCCCAGGGCGGCCTGATCACCGAGACAGGCTTCATCTACGCCCACAAGGGGGAGGCGATCACCCCGCTGCCAGCCAACCTAACCGCCGGCCCGGCGATCCACATCGAACACGCCACGTTCGAACAGCCCCTCGACGTCGACCTGTTGTTGAAACGGGCGGCGTGGGCGATGCAGACCAGGAGCGCCTGATGGCCGACTGTGTCCGTCAGGCCTGGCTGGTCCTCGGCTCCCAGACCCTGCCGCTGGAAGGCGTCGGCTACTGGTGCGGCGAACTCGACTTGGGCTATCCGACGGTGCGCGAGGTGGTCACCAACCGCCCCGACGTCGACGGCATCGACGACCGCACCACGCTGATGGGTCAGCGGGCCGTCACCGCGTCGATCACCG